TTCTGGTTTACATACAGAATTATTACTTTCACAATATTTGTTATTATTAGAACAACCTAAAGGACAATTTGTACCTACTCCAAGAGAATTACATTCGACATCTGTATCATAAAATTTAGATGAACATTTTGAAGGGTTTAATATTGATATTGTTGGTTGTATTTTATTTTTAATTACACATTGTTGTTCACCATTTTTATTTATTTCGAATGAGCTATCTGGAGGACAAACACAAGAGCAACCGCCACCACTTGAGCCACAAAAGTTATTACCACATTGACAAGAATTGCCATTATATGGGGTTTCTCTACAAACTTCTGCCGAGGAAATACATAATAATAATACGTATATAATGAATATATTAAGCATTTTTCAATATAATTATTAAGTTATTGAAATCTTTTCAATAACTTAATAATTTCAATTTTTTATAAAGTTGAACAATCATTCGACATATTCTTATGAAAAATAAGTTACTAATAATAAAAAAAAGTCTATTAATAATAGATAATTTGTATTATTATTCAAATAGTTTAGTAACATTAACATATGGAATATATAAAAAATAATATGAAATCATTTATTAAAAAAACAACTTTAAAAACTATTTATAAACTGGTTCGATATTATTTCAATTATTGTATTATTTTTACATATTGGACATTTAATATATATAACTTTATTTTCTTTGAAATTATATTGAAAATAATTATCAAAATATTATAAATATTTTGATAATTATGTTCTTTAGCAGATAAAATTAAAACATCATCATTAGTCATAAAATAATGATGACATTGTTTTCCGCGACATAAATATTTTTTATTAATTGTAAATGATAATAATTTTTTAATTCCATCAAAATTATAATTACGTTCAATTATCATTTTAACGTATTTTTTAATAGATGTTTTACTTGTTCCTGTAAATTCTGCTAATTCTGGTAATGTATTATCTATCATATTAACTAATTGCCAAATCCAATTCAATTGTTCTGTATTATAATTATTTAATGTATCGTTTAATATATTGATTTCATTAGTATTTTGTAAAATATCAATTTCTTTTTTATCACAAATTGTGTTTTCAAATGGAACAGAATACACTATATTATCAACATATTGTAATACAATATTAAATGAGTCAATGAGACTGTTAATTTTAATGATTATATTCTGTTCATTAAATATTAATTCGACATTAATTCCTTGAATATTTTCCATTCTTAAAGCATTTTTTAAAAAATTACACAAAATTTCCGGTGTAGGGCATGTAATATTATTTTCAAAAAACTGATCTGTAATTTTTGTTTGATAAATCCTATCTGATGGATGTATATAACATTCAATTAATATTTCAGATGAATATACAATATTCCATGTTGAAGACATATTAATATAATTTCCAACAATTTCTTCGGTAGTTATTTTTTTATTCTGTGAACATTCTAATATTGGTTCAATATTTGTTGTCTTTTTAATTGATTTATTTTTAGTTTCATTTATTGGTTCAGTAGGTTGTTTATCAGTTGTATTTAGAAGTTGATTACGTTTTTGTAATTCTTGAGCCATATATGCTATCCTTTCCGTATATTCATTCCTTCTATCTTTTATTTCACTCAGATCTCGTAAATTCAAGAGCCCAATATTCGCTTCAAACATACTTCTGAGTTTTTCATTCGACACTTTAGACAAATCCATATTAGTTTGTGTTTTATTATAACTATCTATTCATTTCAAAAAATATATATTTTATTTTTCATTTTTTAGATAAATAAAACTATTTTTAGTTAATTTCGTATTTGTACGTGTCATCATATTCTGCATCCGAACCATAAGTATCTTCAACATCTATTTCATCAGATGATTCATCTTCCGAATGTTCCTCCTTATCTCTACCACATTTGCGACAAAATACCGCACCTATTTTCTGAAATCTTCCATATCTTAAAGTTACTAAACTCTTTGAATGACAATGTGGACATATATCAAGTTCTTTTTTTTCAACCACTTTTTCATTATCAGTCTTCTGCGATGGTCTAATTATTGTTAAACGTTTTGACATTTTATTATACATTTGATTAAATATATTCGACAATGTATTTAATATTTCATTTTTTTGATAAAAAAATTACAAATATTTAGCAACGACAAAATGTCTAATATATTCATTATCATCTATTTGATATAAATTGAGACAAATTATACCCATCATTCCAACTGCTGGAAATAGTGTAAGTAGTAAAAATATTCCATATATACTTGATACTAATATTCTATGCGATATATTCGAATTAACAATTGTTTTGAACGTGTGTCCACCAAAGCCTACAATGACCATTGATGAAAAAATAACAAATAAACATAAACACGTTGAAATAGTCTTTGTCATTATTAATAATCATATTTTATTTGATATTATTTAATGTATTGTTTTTTTCAATTTTTTATAATATAAAAGAAAATACATTACCAATATTTGGCGATACATGTTTCAAAGTTCTACAATTTTTCAATTCTAGAATATCTTCAATATTACTAATTTCATTTATTATAATTTTTTCTATTTGCGAACATTTGGATAACCATTTAACTTGTTTTAATAGTGTCATATTCTTTATTGTAATTGTTTTTAGAGTTGATGCACAATTTAGAAAATCTAAATTAGTAAATGGACATCCCTCAAATGTAATATGTTTTAAATTAGTTAAATAGTTAAAATTTGCGCGTGTAAAATTCACAATTTTGTATTCATTTTCTACATAATAATTGTGATCGTGATAAGTAATAGTTAATTCTGGAATATCACTCATAATATTTTTAATTTTAAAATGATCTTTTTTGAATATATTCTTAGACTTCTTTTCAACAGTCATAATTGGATGAGCCGTAATGTATTTAGTAAAAGAATATTTGAGTTGTTCGTTTTCATGTCTCAATTCAGTAATTTGTTTTTGTAAAGTTACAAAAACTTGTGCATGATTATTAACAATTTGTATTAATGTTTTTTGTTCTTCTTCATGTTTCTGTTGATCTTTAACTATGTCTCTCAAATGAGTATTTGTATATTCTGTTAGTAATCTGAATTTACCATCAACATCATCAATTATTTGTTTTGGTGTTGGTGGTTCACTTTCTTTAGTTAATGGAATTGACAATGTTATTGCATCTTTAACATATGTTGTTTCAATATTCAATTGGATTTCGTATTTATCATCATTGATATTAAATCTGACTGTGACATCAAATTTTTTCTCGAATGCATCACACAATATTTTATTTAGTATTTCAACATCTTTGATGATAGTATGATTTTGAAATATTTCACTATCATTTGTAATTTCCATTGAATATTCACAATAATTTAAATTATTAGTAATAGTGATTTTCAAAATATTTTCGGATAAAAGTAAATTGTATGTAAATTCTTCATTGGTGTATGTATTCATTTTATAGAATATACTTAACTGAATAATATTATATCAAATTGTTATTTTTTCATTTTTTTTTGAAAAAATTGAAATATCCAATTATCTAACTAAATAATTCAAAATAATACAATAAAAATGACTTGCCATTGTAATAACACAACTTCTATTGACGAAACGTGTAAATCTAAAGATGAAACGTGGAACACTTGTCCAGAGAAATTTCGAACAATCATCCATTATATTGAAAATAGTTTGACATTTGATGATACTAAATTGTATATGCTTCTCATACCGCATACTTGTTTGAATCCTATAAATTCAAAAGTAATTGGGAAGAATTTACAAATCCAAAAAAAATTAATGAAAATATTTCAAATTAGTAAAATAGAAATGAAAAAACTTATCATTATGATTAAAAATGATGAAGAAAAAGATTTGACATCTGATTATCCATCATTATTACAAGGTGCATTAAATGATTTCTATGAAAAATTCATTGTAAATTACGATGATTTTGGTGTTGATATACCTTCCAAAATAGATGATTTAAATGATTATGAAACACCCGATTTGTGTTATCTTCTCAAAAAATGTTCGGAAGATTTAACCAATTCAAAAAATTTAATTCTGTCTGGATTGATTTACGAATCCATTTATAAAACCAAGAAAGCAATCAAATTTTATAAACAAGCTAGAGAATTGGAAGACCCTTACGCATATTATCTTCTTGCTATTTTATACGACTGTGGAGCAAAAATAACTCAAAATGAACCAAAGGGTATTGGTTTTTATCTTGAATTTTATAATAGAACTGAAAGTCTTGACGAATTTTATGATTCATATGATAAAGATCAACTAACCAATGCATATTTAACTCTTTACAAAAATAATAAAGAATCAAAACAGATTTTGAAAGAAAATAAACAATTACAAAAAGAAAATGAAAAATTAAAAGAATATATTACAGAATTACAATATATGCCAAATGGTGTTGGATATATGAAAGCTAAAGAACACTTTGAAACACTCGTTCAGAAGTGATTTTTATTTATTTGAAAAAATTGATTTTAACATTACTTATTTACAAGAATGTTAAATAATATCAAACAAAATGTCATGCAATTGTAGTGAAAATTCTGATATTAGGTGCTTACCTAACGATGATACATGGAATACTTGTCCAGAGAAATTACGAACAATTTCATTCTACATTGAAAACAATGCAACAATAAATGGAGAACAATTATACAAACTTATCTGTCATCCAAATCATATATTAGCATTCATTAATTCGGCAATAATCGAAAAAAATCAGTTTATTCAAAAAAAATTAATGGAATTATTTCAAATTGAACAAGATGACCTTCAGAAAATTATTGAACTGATGGAAAATAAACCTATTGAAAATGATAAACTAACATCAGATACACAAACGAAAATTAAAGAAGAATTGGATGATTTCTACAATGAATTTATAAACTATTACGAAGAATATAAATCATCAATCGAATCATTTAGTGATAATTTAATAGATGATTTGGAACAATATACTTTAGCTGATTTATCTTATTTACTTACTAAATGTTCAAATGATTTGGAAAATCCAAAGAATTTAGTTCTGTCAGGATTAATTTATCAATCAAATAATAAAATAAAAAAAGCTGTACAATTTTACAAAGATGCTAAAAATAAAGATGATGCTTTCTCTTGTTATCTTCTTGCGAGATTGTATGATTGTGGAGATGGAGTACCTGTCGATACCATCAAAGCATGTAAATTATTTTGTCAATATTATGATAAAATTGGTGAATTGGAAGAATATGTTTTTGATTCTTGTGACAGAACAACACTTGTTGAAACAATTAAATATTTTATTAATTGTAAAAAGAATTGATTTTTGTTTATGAATATAAAAACTAAATAAAAAGAATATATCACCGAATTAGAATATATGCCTGATGGTGTTGGTTATCTGGATACAAAAGAACATTTTGAAAATTTGGCGAAAAAGTAGATTTATTTATGAATTTTATTATTAATATATTTTGCAAATAATCCAGCAGTTTCGGAATAATAAATTCCATATGACATTTTGGTTCCATCTTTTTTCGTAACCACTATTTGATCCCATCTCAAAATACCCTTCTTTTCTTGTTGACATGATTGTATATCTGTCAATAATGTTGTTCGAATAAGTGTTTTTTCAATACTAAATATTCTTTTATTTGTTACTGCAACAATTTCTTCTTCTGTTATTGAAAAATATTTTTCAAATCCTGCGTTATCTCTGTAAATTATTTCAATTTCTTCATCATTATCTAAATTAATTAAATTTTTGATTTGTTTTATTTCTCTAATACGTAAATCAATACCACTTATGGCATCAGGTGCTAAACGCTCGTATTTCCAATTCATCGCTTGATTAGTATTGTCTGTATTCGCCATTAATAGATTATTATTAGTAAATTTTTAATATGCATATATTTTACTTTTCAATTTTTAATTATAATATTCTATAATATTATCAGAAGTTTTATCAAGTTTGAAATGTAAATGAATTTTAATATTATTTTTTTGACTCATATGAAAAATAGCTCTTAGTGTATCTTGTGGATTTAAAAATTTAATAGACATTTTCAGTTTTTCAAAATATCGAAAATTATCACAAATTTTTTTTCCATTAATGATATTAAAATATTTTACGGTTTCTGTAATTTTTATTGTATCATTAATTTTTAATAAAATTTCAATTAGAATATTATTTAATGTTAATTTATTAATTATTTCATTATTAATTTTTCCATCAAGAATTTGACTATCAATAATATTAAATTTATTTACTATATCTTCACAATTTATCAGACATTTTTCATCAGCAATATTAAAAAGATTTTTCATATATTGAATATTCGTATTCTGACATATTTCACATTTTGTTTTAGCATTAAATAAATTATTTGTGTAATAATAATGATTTCCACAACTACAATTCATTGTTTTTTCTTTTATTTCAAATAAACATTTACACTTTTTATGATAACATTTGACTAAAAATTGTTCTTCATAGTTGATATATTTTTTAATAACATCTAATGAATATTTTTCTTGTATTCTTTCTATTACATCTTTATCATATGTTATACCCAACAATTTAACCAATAATTTCAGTTGTAAATTAGTTAAATTTTTTAAATATTTTTGTATTTCATCTGTATTTTTGTAATATTTATTTTGAAATTCTGGCATATTTTTTGAACTCATTGAACGATTACATAATAAACAAATTGGACGTAAATTGTCCAGAGTTACGTTTCCACCATTTTTTTCACTAATAACGTGTCCGCATTCAAAATTTTCAATACTTATTATTTCAGAACAACAGAAACATTTTCCATCATAACTTCGACCATTGTATTTTTTCCAAACATTTATTCTTATTGTTTTTGGTATATTTTCTTTTGGCATTTATTTATCATTAATATATATAATTTTACTTTCCCTTATACGCTTTCCACTTTTTATCAAAAATTTTTTGGATTTTTGTAGCTGCTTTATGGGTCTTCTTCTTCAATTCTTTAGTACAATCTTTATTTGTGTCAGTAACAACTTTAATACATTTTTGATAAAATGCATCATCAATATCATCAATATCATCATCATCTTCCAGTATTATTCTCTTATTGTATAACATGTAAATAATTGGATATAAAATCGGACGATTTAATTTCGGTACTTTATCATTATTTAATATTTCTTCAAATAATTCTGTACAAACAATACTTAAGATTTCTTCATCTTCCTTTAATTGTATCATTGTTAATTTTTCAAAGTATTTATTTCGTTGTTCTTTAGTTGGAATATATATTTCTTCATTTCGAATTCCTGTTACGATGTAACTAATAAATTCATACTCTTCACATCTATCACTTTTAGGTTTGATATATTTTGAAAAATATTTTTTATATTTTTGACATATTTTCTTATATTCATTTGCAACATTATCATCATCGAATAATGATAAAATTAATTCACCTTTTGTCATAGGAACACCATGCTGAATTCTTTGAAAAATCTCTCTTTCATCTGATTTTGTTAGATTCTCATACATGATAAGTGGAATATTGGTATTATTAAATAGATTCTGTTCTTCTTGTGATAATATTCCAACTGTTTCATCTGACTTAATTGTTTTCGGTATTTCACTAAAGTAAACATTTTTATCGTCTATTGTTGTTGAAATTTTGTTCTGATGAAATTTTAATATTGATGTAATACGTTGTTTGCCATCCATACAAACCCATTGATTTTGTTCTTTCGTTTTAACATTAAATACTAATGGTAATGGCATTATTCTTCTAAGTACAGAATTAATAAATAATGATTGTTTATCACTATCCCAAACAATCTCTCTTTGATACGATGCATCTAAATTAATACATTTTGATTCACATTCTAATACTATTGTTTGAACTGTTTTAACTACACATTGTGAGCTAAAACGTGTTTCGGTTAGAGTATCATTGGGTTGTTCTGTAGTCATTTATGCATGGTTATTAACAATATTTATAATATTGTTAATATTTCATTTTTTTATTAAACTAAATAAAAAGAATTTATATATACTTAAATATAAACAATGGCATCGTTCGCAAAATATCATGATATTAGACAAAAATTTCCAGAACAATCATTTAAAATTGTT